TTCAGCTAATGGATTTGGTTCGGTAGTTTGAGTACTAATTATTTGTGTACCAGATTGAACTGGTTGGCTTATAGAGGATGTACTATCTACATTGAAATTTAATGTAATTGTACCATCAGTAAAGAATAATTTTTGCGTATCACCTTCGGACCAACTTCCATTTTGATATGTATATTCTCTGATTACAATTCCTTCTTCATAAAGAGAATCGTTTAATGATATTGGTTCAGCTATTCCATAATTATAATTCCACTCATATGCGTTGAATCCTGACATATAACCATTTCCATTCATACCACCAAACATTGATGATGCGAAGTTTATAGAAGTTGTATATGGGGTTGTAACATATGGCTTTGGAAATACTTTTTCAATTGATACTTCAAAGTAACTTAATACTTGTCCATTATTTAATCGTGCAGTATATGTTCGTTTAGAACCAAATCTAATAGAAGGATTATGTGTTACTCTTGCAGATGGTCCTATTCCTTGCGAAACACCATCTTCTAACCATTCAACAGCAGTTCCATTTTTTGAAACAAGATTTACTATTAATGGTTTGGATATATCACTTTGTGTATAGCTTGGTGGTACAAATATAGTAGAAACTCCACCACCACCGCCACCACCGACTGCATTTAGGACATCCAATGGAATACCATCGGTGTTATTTGGTTCTCTTGAAAGGGAATCTATTGGTGCTTCCGCCATTTAATCTTTTATTATAAATATCTTATAGTAAATTTTGTATACTCTCTCTATCAACTATATCCGTATCTCCCCCAAATGCTCTACCAGTTTCGTAAAAATCTCTTCCTCCTCCGCCACCTCCACCACCACTATAAGCAGGTTGCTCTATAAATGGAGTAGGTTGCTCTATAAATGGTTCAGGTTGTTCTATTTTAGGATTAGGAGTTGGTTCAGGAAATGGCTGAGGAGTTGGCTCAGGAAATGGCTGAGGAGTTGGCTCAGGTTGTGGTTCTGGTGTAGGAATTATAGGAGCAGGAGTAGGTCGGTCTATTACCACCGGCTCAATTGTAACTACTCTATCTATTGTTTTTATAATTGGTGGTAAATCTCTAACACCCCTAACACCAATATCTACTTTATCAGGCGCATATACATTTCTTTTTATTTCAACTCTTGTTTGAAATCTTTCTAAATTATCCTGTATTTGTTTTCTTAATTCAACTACTGCAAATTCTTGCGGTACTTCTTTATAATTAACTACTCTTCTTTTTAATGTTTTAGTATTTGCTGAAATACAATTATTTAAAATATTTTGAATTTCTGCTAACAATAAATTAAAATCATATTGGTCACAATCTATAAAACGAATTTCAGATTGTTTTCCAAAATTTGATTGTGTAATATCATAATATTTGTTGCTAACCCAATATGTTACGCTATTTTTAAAATCTTTAAATATTTTATCTCTAAAGGCATCTAAATCACTTAATCCAAAATCCTTTTTTAAAGTAGATTTAAAATCATTTCCAAATTTATTAACTAACGCATCATCAATGGTTGATAAGCTACTAAATTCAAATGTATCTAATGCTGTTAATATATTTTTTTTATAATATTTAAAATCTTTACTTAAATTATGAATATTTTTAAATTCTTTATTTGTAAGTTGATTTATTGTATTATCTTTAGTTTTTAAAGGGAGTATGCGAATTTCTTCTCTTGATGGAGATATTTCTTGTATCCAAACTCTTGTCAAACTATCATCCGTACCTACCTTTGTCCTTACAAAGTTTAAATTTAATTTAAGTATACCATTTGTAAATCCTAAATCTCTTAAAAGTTTTTCAGCATCTATTGCTAATTCTTCTTGTCCACCTTTATTAGTAAGATTATATAAATAATTTTTAATATCACCTGTTTTTACATAAGCAACATTATTACCACTTTTTTGAGGAAGTAAATTATTATTAATATCATAAACTGATACTTCCATAACATCATATTTACAATCACCAAAATCGGTTTCTTCTATTTCAGTTTTAGACACAATAAACAAATCATCCTTTTGTAGAAATTGTCCTTTATTCTCTACTTTAGAATCTATTTGCTCAAAATTTGTATATTTTTTAATACTCATAATTAAAAGCTATCAGGGTGATTTTTAGTTAATTTTGTTGGGTATGACCTATCCTTTGAACTACCATCTGAACGAGTAATTACTATCTTTACATTACCACCTCCGTAATCAGCGCTATGTGAGTATGCTAATTTCCCCTTTTTACTATCCACATTTCCAGCACCACCTTCGTTTATCTTAAATTCAACATCAGTACTTGCACCAGGTGCTACTGAGAATGATGTTTGAGATGCAGTTAACCAACCTATTCCAGATGGATTAGATATTTGAATAGAAACTTGAATTGGTTGCTTATCATTATTTGTTACTGATGCCCCCGTTCCATTTATAAATTTATTTCCACCCTTTGCATTTATTTTACCATATATAGCAGGTTGGTTAGCATCTGCTTTAGTTTTAATCTTAACAATAGCAACTTCATTAACAACATCCGCACCAGCTGCTTGTGCTTGTGCTTGTGTTCCTTGTACAATTGCTTGTTGATTCTGAACTGCTCCCAATTGAGATTGTAAACCTTCAATAATAGAATTCAATGAATCAATTTGTTTAATTAAAGCTTCAATTTGTGCTTTAAATCCAGTATTTTGTGCTTGTAGTGAAGTTCTTAAAATAGATTCATCAACTGATTTTTGAACTGCTACTTGTATTTGTAAAGCAAATTCATCAATAGTTTGAGTCAATGTTTGTAATTGATTTACTAAAGCATCGTTTGTTTGCTCAATTGTTAATCTATTATTTATTTCAGTTTGAACTTGTCCTTTTAAATCAGTTATTTGTGTATTTAAAATACTTACCTGCGTTGTTAAATCGGTTACTTGTTTTCGTAAATCTTCGTTATCAAGTACTTTTTCATCATATAATGGCTTAGGAACTAAATTTAAATTTGCGGTAGGAATATCTGGTTTTAATTCTTTAACTTCTACATCTACTGCTTTTAATAATTCAGTATTATCGTATTTATTTTTATTTAATTCCTTAAATACTAATGATGATGCTACATTTTTATCATCTACAATTGTTATACCATATTCATTTCTGGCAATAGCTTGAGAGCCCGATATACTTAGAATTGATTCTAATTTACCTTTTCTTTCTTCTTCTAATTTTTGAGAAATCGCTTCTAAACTTGTTGCCATTTTAAACTATTTCAAATGTTGTTTTCTCATCAATGATATAATCTATACCACTTTGAGTTATTTTAATTTTAAGTAAATATACTCTATTTTCTGGCAATGCATTTAAATCCATAATGAAGAAATTACTATTTGAATCACATTGTAATTTAGTAAAATCTCCAAATGGAAATATTATTTCACCTGTAATATAATCTTCTAATTGATAGTAAGATGTTCTAGGTAAATAGTTGGTTGTATTATAATCAAATGTTCCTGAAAATGTTCTTAGAGGATATAATTCTCTACCTTTAACTCTAACTTTTGTTTTAGTATTTTTCTGATAATTGGATTTAAGATTTGTAAAAGATATTTTAAAATTCTCTTCCGGTATTGGAGTTAATGAACCTGTTACAAATGTTACACCATCCCAAACTATTTCTAATTTTGGTTCGTATATAGTATGCGTTTCTTTTGAAAAGAATTTTAATACACCATAATCACTTGTATCATTCTCAGCTGCTAAACTATGTCTAACAACAAATCCATTATTTGGTATTGAACCACTATTCCAAAGTTTTACTATATTAGTAACATCCATTCTTATATCATCCGTTTGATATGAAAATGATTGTGATGCCATAGATGCGGTATACCAAGTACTACCACCACCATTTGATATTGAACCGGTATCAGACCCACTTATATATGAATTATAGTAACCAGCGTTACCGGGCATCCATTCAGTTTGTCCATCTTTATAATACCAACTAACACCTTCGGTAGTTATATTATCGAACTTAGTACCAACTCCCATTTGCCAGCTTTGAGAAACTGCATTTGCATAAATGGTATATTCCAATGGTATTTCTTCGGATTTAGCCGAATTTAATACTAAATAAGCTTTCCAACTTCCACTAATATCACCACTTGCAATTGATTCTGAAATAGGAGTGTTATTAAATTTAATTAATGTTCTATGGATATCTTTACTAGCTCCATAATAAAGCTTACCAACTTCCAATATCTCATCTCTACCAGAATTTTGATTTGGTTGTTGTAAGTAAATACTAGCATCGTATGATGATGTGAAAAATTTATGCATTATAGTGCCCTCCCTTTTATGTCTTTATTTGGATATTTTACTTCGAATACACATGGGTCTAAAGATGGATAAACTATCTTTCCCTTAGTGGCTTCATCGATATTATAATCATTAGCTGAATATGTACCATCTGCTCTACATAGATTATTAATTTTGACCGATGGCACACTCATTACACCTTCAATATTGGCCAATATTAATTCTATTTCTGAAATGTTTATTGGTTTGTTAAATGTCCAATTATCAATTTCAAAATAATCTTGTAAATCTTTTAAACAATTTGCCAATACTTCTCTTTTATTATAATTAGAATAACAAATAACTTCAAAATCTACACCAATGTTAACAATAAACCCATCAATCATATTAACAGCGTCTGTTAACATTCTATATTCACCTAAATAGGTTTTAAGGTTTTGTTTAACTGCTTGATTTAAATTTGTTAATTTTTTATTACCATCATACCCCAATACATACATATTGATTGCAAATGGATTGTTAACTTCATTTATAGCTGTTTTTTTGTTTACTAAAAACTTAGTTAATTCTTTTTGTATATCGGATTTATTCATACCCTTCATACTATCCACTAAATTTGTAAATTCAGCTAATGTATCTGGGTTTGATAATATTGATGCCGGAGAATTATTATCAATTTCTCCATCCTGTGAAACATATACTTTAGCAACACTACCATATCGTTCCGGCATTGATACTGCTCTAACTACATAATCTTGTTTAGTTACTGCTCTATTTTGAGAACCAAACATAGCTAATGCATTCTGTCTGATTTCTTCAATTGATTCACTTCCTCTACCACCCACAGCCGATTCTAAATTTTCAACTGCTACTGATGCTTTTGAGTCCGTATATGAACCAACTAATTCAGTTGGAATTGATAATAAATCATCATCAAATTCTATTCTTCTTATATTTGTTAAATCTCCTTGATTTATATTAGAAGAAATACCACCACCTACTAAATATTTAATAGTTAATGAAGTATTTACAGGCGCTAATCCAAATGTATTTGTTTTTAAAAAATTAGATGGGTCAATTGATGAATTTAATCTACTTACCGAATTAGCTAATCCCAATCCAACATTTTTAGAATTTGGTAGTATTTGTGCATCATTTAATGAAATATCACCACTACCAAATAATAATGTAATAGTATTATCTGAATTAACTTTTGTTGCAAATCTTCTGGGTACTTTTTGTACTTCTAAAATATATGGAACTGAACCTGAATAATTCGATAAATCGCTATTCGAAGAAGTATTAGCTTTTTCAACAAATATACTTTCTTGAGCCAAATATGGAACTTCATAGTATTTGTTATTTTGTGCATCAACTAATGATACAATTTGTATAATATTTGTATCATTTATTATTGTAGATGGATAATCGGTATCATCTCCAAATGTAACAGTCGTAGATGTTTCTTTAGCTGAAATAACTTTTACCTGCTTTGTTATCAAATATCTAGTAGGCATTCCGTTTAAATCCCTCTCATATACATCAATGGCTCTATCATTTGGATTTGAAAAATCAACTGAATCTATTGTTCTGAATATAACATCAGCTACACTTGTCGATTCAATTTCCATCCCTTCTTTGATTTTTAAATAACATCTATCATCCGGAGCGTAATCAGGAGCCCCTTTAGTTGGTACTAACTGATAAACAGTTAATGTTGTTACTGCCGGTGCGGTTACCTTTGGTTTATACCCCATAGACTGTGCTAATGATATCACATTTTTCCTTTCAGTTGCATATGCCAACATTGATTCTTTCAGCTGAACATCTTGGTAAAATGATAACACATCACCAATTGCTGCAGCTTGTTCAATGAATACCATACCAGGAGATGCTTCATTAAAATCCGAATATGTATTTGGGAAATAAGTTTTTGTAAAATCTACAAGGT